CTGATGAGAAGTCTTTGAACTTATACTCATTATTTTCGGCTTTAAAGTAAACAAACATTGATGGTGTTTTCTCTGTCTTAAATACAGAGTGAATCTTTACATCTTGACCTGTCAGTTTCTCACTTAGTGAAAGATAATATTCAAATACCCATTCTGCTGGGACATCATTAATACTCCCAATAATATTTTTTGTAGAAATCATAACAGCAAGTTTAATAATAAAGGGGGAGCTATTTCTAACTCCCCCTCAACTATTAGTCAAGAGAGAAGTCAGAGGCAACTCTAGGTGGTACATCCATATCATCACCAAATGATTCTACAGGACGTACTTCCATTTTCTTAAGGTGTTCAGTCTCATCATATTGAAGAACTTTACCACCTTTAGGAGCAAAGGCATATCCATCTTTGGACCCTTTTGGTAACCACATATCGTAATTTGTGTAGCCACCTTTGCCTTCATACTCTTTACCTGCTACACACATCTCCAGATACTTATCCTTAAATGGTGCAGTACTATTAAACGCTGCAACAAACTCTTCAATAGAGTCATGCTTGTTATCTTGGCTCAAGAACCAGTCATTAATATCCAAAGACTTACACAAGTTCTGTAAGAAGATTAGGATAGACCTATCTCTTTGAATCTTAATACCGGATTTAGTTTCACCGTCAGCATATGCATACTGAGATGCTTTCACCCTACCTATTTGACCTGCATAGTGACCCTTGCTTTCATCATCTTTGTCAATCATGAAACCTTCAAAACCATCAATAGGTTCAGTTTCTACATTAATCATCACATGATATGCATTTGCAATGAATTTGAATTCCTCAAGTGCTACACTATTAATCTTTAGTGTATGATTTCCTGGTGCAATTGTCTTAGGTAGTCCACCGCCACCTTCCTTTACTAGGTCTGTTGTGCTTAAAGCCATCTTGTTTGTTTTTAATTATTAATCTACGAATACTTTGTCCCAGTAAGTCTTATACTCACCGGTCTCATCAATTTCAGAAACCACAATTTCTTGATTTCTCAAATGCTCTGGTCTTGCACCACAAGAGATATCATCATTAGTCTTGAAACTAAGGATATTCTTATCTCCCTTTCTATACAAGTAACCAATAGCATCAGAGTTAGAAGTTGTTATTCTCTTTAACTTACCTGTCAGATCTAGGTCAAGTGCATTAAATGTACCACCTGCCTTTTCTAACTGAGTGTCTTTTACGTGACCAACAAAGATCACATAAGGAGCCCAAGTTAGAATGTAATCAATCACCTTAGTGAAGGCTTGTCTTGTCCAATAATAACCAGCACCTTCAGGTAGGCCAAGAATAGTTCCATACTTTTCTTTACCACCACCTGGATTAAACCAGTTCTTACCCATTGGACTCTTAGAATAAAGCACTTCAGCATAAGGTACTACCATCTCTTCCAATGCAGTGATTGTATCTACTGCAATGTACTTGTATGGATTGCCTGCTTCTTTGATAGCTTTTCCAATTTCTCTGATTTCTTCAAAGCTACTGGCCTCTACCTTCATAGAGTTAAGATACTTAGTACCTCCTTCTAAGTCTAAGATTAGACAGTTGTCAAGAGTGCTCAACAAACTTGTCTTACCTATTTTAGGCTTAGAAAAGATAATTAGATTCTTAGGGCTCTTATGAGTAGGAGCTTGCTTTGTTGTTGGCAATACTATTCCCATAACTTAAGATTTGATAATTTCATTTAACCATGCTTTCTGACTCACTGGTTTCTTTAACAAGATTGCAGCAAGATCTCTAATAGTCAATTGACTGATAGGAGAATCAGAATCTGGATCCATTATCTCTTCAAAGTCAGGAAACACACCTGTCTCTGTAGCATCCTGTGGTTCAAACTCAATCTTAACAAGTTCTGATACAGGAATCAAATACCTAAATTGACCTGTTGCGGTCACTTCAGTTTTGTCATACTCTTCTTCATAGTGAGGATTATGCCTCCACTTGTAAAGAGTTCTGTTTGGGTCTTCAGGTTCAAGTTCAATACTTGTAAACTCCGTGTAAATGTCCTTACCTTTCTTGATCTCACTTGGAAAGAAACCAATATGTTGTTCACTCTTTCCTTTAGGAACATAAGCACACTTGGGAATAAACAAAGGACTGTCTTCCTGAATGAGATTAAACTTCCACTCATGGTGTTTAATCAGCTCTTCAGTTTTCTCATACCTGTTGATTGTACTTTTAGTTGATAAACTCATAATTTACATTATTTAGTTGTTAGTCTTTTCTCCTGTTGAGGAGGTGTAATCATCTCTACAATTTTCATTTTCTCAAATTCAGCTTTAAAGAAACTTAGTCTTGTATCACCATTTCTACATTTTAGAAAGTGTAATACTAAAACCCGGTCATCCTCAATCACATACCTATCAGGGCCATAAAACCTAATCTTCTGTTTAGCAGGTCTATTGATACCTATAACAGTATCAGCATGCTGTAACAGAGCATCTGCCCCAAATAAATCAGATTCAAGTATGTAATTACCATATTTACCCTCTTCATTTCTCTCAGGGTTATCTATATTTCTATTGAGCTGACTCAGCACAACAAAAGCTATAGGATAAACTCTTTTGAGGTGTGTAAGCATCTCACCAAGATTGTTAAGCATATCATGCTTATCTTTCTCATAAGGTGCTTTCTTAAACAATAAAGAGTGATCTATAGTAATCAACACTTTTGGAAAAATCATATTGCCTGTAGAATCATACGTTGCGTGTTCCATCATATACTCCCCTATAATCTCCTTGAATTCAGCTATTGTACAAGGTGTCTCTACTATATCTATGGGATATTTAACTTTGGACTTTGCATAATCATAACATCTTTGTAAATCAGTATCACTTAGCTTACCATCAGCACTACATAAGTACTTATATGACCTACCTATGACACTGGAGTATTCCCTGATTGCAGAACTTCTTGCAAGCATCTCAAACTGAAACTGCAAGACTCTGAAATTTTCCCCTGGATTCAGAACAAATGATTCCCTTACAATTTGCTCAGCAATCAATGTCTTACCACTTGCAGGTCTTCCTCCAATAACAGTAATAGTATTCCATTCAATACCATCTGTCATAGCATCATTAAACTTTGGCCAAGGTGTCTTGAGGCTTCTGATATTACCCTGCATTCTACCTTGCAGATATCTAAGTGACTCTTGAAAACCCTCCCTCTGACTACTCCATCTTTTCTTTGGAGTCTTGTTTACATTACTCATCTATTACTTGTGTTTGTTCTTCTCTCTTTGCGTAGTTATAGAGAAGATGTAACACTGTAATTACTAATTCTATTCCCAGATATTGCCAGATAGACAGGGGTACAATAACAAGGTTAATAACTGTATAACCAATGATTGTTCCTATTACAGCAATACTGAGAAGTCTAAAACTTCTCATACTACTCTCTCACTAAAATGTGTTTCTGTGTAATCCCCGCCACCATTCTGATATACTTCACAATAGTTTGCTAGTTCAGATTCAAATGATTTTTCTGCGGAGTTTTGTTTTCTGATAAAGTACTGTGATGTCCTCATGTACTTATATCCCTGCCTTTCATATTCATCTACATACATTTTTGTTGCATTAATCACCGTCTCCCAATCATAATTGTGATTCTCAAAGAACCACCTAAAATTATTCTCTAAATTCTTCTTGTCAGTCCTAGCATATTTGCCAGATGGAAGTTTAAATTTAGGAAAAATTTCTAAATATTCATCAATTCTTTTGTCAAAATCTTCACCCATAATAGCAGAAGATGTTTTCTTCTTACTGTTTTTGAAGAATGACTCTAACTCCTGTACTAAGACAAATGCTCTACCAGATAATTTACCATCTTCTAATAACCATCCATCATTAGTTAACCGCATATATTCTACGGTCAGGTTAAGATTAAACAAAGGACACATGTTATGCTTCTTACACCACAACAAATAAAGTTGATTAGGAGTAAGATCATTCTTAAGCAGTTTGTTAAAGATATCTACCATTCTATGTCAAATTTATAGTTTCTCTTTACTATCTCAGATGTCTGTTGAAAAACATTTTTACAATCCCATTCTTTTAAGTTGTTGTAACTTGCTGAAGCAGGGTGTGTTACATTGAACTTATAGTTGTTATCATTAACACAGTCTGACCACTCTTCTGCTTTTTTACCCATATAGATATACACAAGGCCTGGGTTATTCCAAGATAACCAATCAAACACATAGGCTAAGAAAGGTCTCCATATAAGATAATGTTGACCTACCTTACCTACATTAGTTGTCAAAGCAGTATTAAGTAACAACACACCTTGGTTAGCCCATCTTGTTAGATTTTTATCTCTGCATGCAGTTACACCGTTGTAAACAGTTCTGTTTATTGCATCAAACATATACTCTAAACTTGGTTGCATATCATCAGTGTCTTTAAGACTAAATGCTATCCCATCAGCATGACCTAACCCTGGGTATGGATCCTGACCTACTACAACTACTTTTAACTGATCATAGGGACACTCTTCAAATGCTCTAAACCAGTTCTTCATAGTAGGAGTAAATCTTTTACCATCTTGGGTTTGCTTTACTAACTGACTAACAATAGTCTCAAATTCTTTACTGTAGATAAATGTTCTTAGTACTCTTCCCCATCCTGATGGTTCTAGCTTAGCATGTATTTTGTCTTTTATTTCTTCAATATCAAGTTTGTAACTCATAATTTTTATATTTGTGTTATGGCAATTAAAGTAAAAGAACTTAAGAATGATGCACTTGTTGAAGTTAAAGTCAACAAGAGCTTTTATTTAATGGTAAAAGCTTTGTCTTACCATCTCTTTCAAACAATCAAAGATGATTCTGAAAGAGAAGAATCTCTAAAGAAAATTATGACTGGTAAGTATGAGGATATGAATGACTTTGAAAGATCATTCTATACTACAACACTTTTACTAGCAGAAATAGAGAGACAAGCTCAGCAAAATAATCTTTATGATGAAAAAGAAATTCTTGAACCTGGTGATGAAGGTTATGTAGCACCTACCCAAGAATAATATTGTACTTACTAGCTAACTCATTTAATGCTTCTATAGCAAGAGTAAGCTCCATAGTACTACAATCACCAAAGGATTTGCACATAGCTTTCTTTGTGCCATCATCATATATCTCATAACAAAGCCCGGCTTTCTCTTTGATAATAAGTTTCATATCATCAAAGCTAAAACCTAATTCACCTGCAAGCTCTCTGATACTTGCATGTATTTTAGCAATCTGGGCAGCACTACCCTTCTTACCTTTTTTACAAATAAATATTTCTACTTCTTCTCCTTCCTGTATCTTTTCTAAGAAGAGATTATACAAGAGCATATCTTTCTTATTAGAATAACCCAGCTTGGAGTTTTTCTTCACTAAAGTTCCTGAAAACATAAGGATTACATTTTATTCTTAGCCCACTTCTTATAGAGTAGAATTAGAGTTTGTATATCTTCTATATCTCTAATACATATCTCCAAGTCATAGCAGTAAACTACCCAATTCTTTTCACCGGCTTCATCACTAGCATTAGATGTCAAATCAAGAGCAGGTTCAAGATTAAGTGTATAGTAATAGTAATCACTTTGATCACCACTCTCTTCTACAAGAACATCAACTCTCTCAAATCCTTCTTCTATAAGTTCTTCTTCTCTCATGATTTATCTTTTATTAATTGGGTAATTCTTTACTACTTTATCAGAATAATTCATTACCAAATCTACAAACTCTTTTGATACATCTGTCTTATTCCATTTACCGTGAAGTTTAATTCTTTCTTCACGTTGTTTGTCAATGACAAGAAGAGCCATGTAGTAGTTATCCTCATCCTGAGACTCAAGCATAGATTCAATATTCTTCCCTTCATCTTCCTTGAGTATATTTAAAGATACTAATAAATTGATCTCAAAGATTAGAATGAAGGGTTTAAATTGATCTTGCTTTGTACCTTTTCTATACATCCACCATAAGTAATTTAGATTCTTACCAACAGGGGTTGTATCAACTAAGGTCATTTCAAAGTGTTCTTCTATAATTTTCTTTACCAAACTCTTTCTTTTACTTAGAGTTGCTTTGGATATTTTTTTATCAATATCCCAATCACCACCTATACTAATTGCCATATCAGAAAATATATCTTATTGTGTTCCAAGGTATAATCTGGTCATGTAGCTCAGTAAACTGTTTAATATACTCAGCTTTTAGATCATGTTTATACCTGATATTCTTACCACCATACTCAGATATTTTACTCTCTTGTATTTCTGGTTTCCATAATAGCTCCTCACCTGGTAGATTATGCTCTAGATTGTACAAATGTTTCTGTTCATTGTGTGTTAAGAAGATTACTTCAGCTTTGACATCATTAGTATCCCAGGCAAAAACATTTGCTCTTGCACTAACTGCATCAAACAAATCCCTGTAACTTTCTAACCAAAAAGCTTTTACAATGACAGGACTAAAATTAAGATGAACTTCATAGCCAGCATCAATAAACATATCAAGGGCTTCAATTCTTTCAAACGTAGAAGAAGTATTTGGTTCAAGTATTCTTCTATAATGTTCAGGCATAAGACTAAATCTAATTCTGATTTTACCTTCAGGATTAAACTTAAGTAAATCCTTATTTACATACTTAGTAGCAAATGAACCCATAGCAAGTGGATGATCTCTAAAGAATGCAAAGATCTTTTCCCATTCATGATATTTAGCATGCAGAGCAAAGTCTTCATTACAAGAAATATCATAAGTTACATACTCTCCCGTCTGATTTGGTTTCTCTACATCTGCAAAGTATGCATGTGAATTAATCTCCGTCAGGATATCCATAGTATTAGTTGCTATGCTTAATCCTTCCGGTTTGTGTCTCTTCATGTAACAATAAGTACAGTTATAAAGACACCCGTGGCCAAAGCTTGGACTAATAAAGTCCGTACTACG